GTCCCCAAATATCGCTCTTTCTCTAGGGATCTTGACTTCGACTGCATTTTCCCTTACAGAAAACTTTGGTCTGTCATCATTTTCGCCCTCGCCAATCAAATAACCAAGAACTCTAAATGTGACTTCGGAAGTAAACATTCTTACATCTTCACCTAGATTATTGACATTATTATTGTGAGTAAAGCCCTGCTCAAAAAAAACTTCATACAAATGACCATTTCTACGTAAAACAAATGAGTTGATTTGTCCAGTTCTGGTCATGAAAGGAGCTAAAATTTCATTCATTTGTTGTTGATATTCTGTCTTTAGTGTAATTTTATAATCAACGTTGATATAGATAGGGATTGGAATTGAAAGAGATTTAACAATAATTTTAGAATTAGTTCTTGGATAGTAAGGCTGCGTTGCACCGCCGGTAGAGGTTCCTGCACTGATGTTTGACGCAACGGCAAAGTTTCTTGTCTTATCCTTAACAATCTTTTTAGCGATAACCATTCTTCCTGTTCTGCCGTTCTTATCTTTAGAATACAAATTCGCTTGGAATCCACCTTTTCTGTTAGGATCTTTTACAATACCAGTTCTTTCTAAACTAATTACAGGCAAAATAATAGATCCTGAATCATCTCTGAGATCTCTATTGTTTTTGACCTGGAATGCTCTTTCTGGTGTCTGCCAAAATACAGGAACCTTTTTCCACCCCTCATTGGTTGTAGCGTGCAATTCTAAGTCCTCTTTGAGCCAATTTAAAACTGCCGCATCAATATCTTCAATGGTTGAAGATAGCATGCCTATTTCTCTCAAATTCAATTCTGTTCCTGCTGGAATTTGAGCAAAGTCGAAATTTTTAGGTAGCATCAAAAAGTCCCTTTCTTGCTTTACGACATTTAGCAGCAATCTCAAAAGAGTGCTCTACTTGCCCAAATAGATTTTTTGGCTTGCTAAGTTTTACGATCTCATAATACTTGTCGCCATACAAAACAAAATCACCTTCACGAACGTAAAGATCTTGATCTTCCTCAAGTCTGCGCTTGTGAAAATGAACTTGAATTTCTGACTCTGCATCAACGCCAACATTTTCCATATATTTTGTGGAGAATTCTGTGAACTCTACAAGCGCATAAACCCTGATTGGTGGAAGAAATGTTTTTTCAATTGCTTCGCCATATAATTCATGAAAGCGTGTTGTTTCTAAATCAATAGGATAATAAAGAATCTGTTGCCCAATAACCTTTTCAATGAGTTCATCATTGACTTGCTTTACTAGATCACGCTCTTTCTTTCCAAAGAAGAGTGGAGGAGGGGGCGCTGCGGGTCTAGACCATTTATTGTCGGGCATTCAAAAATTATCCTACGAAGATTGGTAGAGGTGAATTTTTTAGAGCGGCTGCGGCGGCGTCTGTCATTTCTTGATCGTTCTTGGCTAGATCAATATACTTCATCTTATCCAACTGTTCCATTAGTTGAGCCTTAAGTTTTTCTTGTTCGTCTTTAGCTTGGGAAAGCAACTCTGAATGGTTAAGTGTTACACTTTCACCAGGAATAGGCATTGTTGTAAACTTACCACGAATCTGACCAAGCATCTCTTTACAAAGAGCAAGCGCATAGTTTCTAATCCACTGTTTACCGATAGCGTTGATGTTTTGAAATGGTACATTATCAAAAGGCAAAGTATTCATATTGTTGATACCATTTGTGCCATCGTCATATCTATCGTTTTGCTCCCAGGCGTCCCCTTGATCTACATAAAAATTAACCCAAATGCGATCATCCAGCCCATCACCAAAACCATACTGATCTGGTTTGGGGAATAATCTCAATTTGTTGTCCTTGATTTCAAAAGAATAATGAGAGGTTCTAGTATAAAGAGAATCTTCATACATAATGGCTTGAAGTTTATTTTGCCAAGTTGGAATAATCTCAAATGTAGAGTCATCTGAGAACTGACCATAAGTTGAATAGTTTCCTACAACACCAACACCGCCGTAATAGCCGTAGAATCTCCACATAGCTCTTGGGGATCTGTAATAAACTTTGGTAATAATAACTCTTTTGTCACCAACAGCACCACTAAATGGCACAGAATTACCACCATCATCTAATCCAGTGCTTGATGCAGATGAAAGAATTGTTTGTAAATCATAATCTTGTTGATTTTTTACAGCTTTAAAAGAGCCTGAGTAAATTGGAGTCGTTCCACCAAAGCCTGCAGCAGTTGCAACAGCGTCGCCAACACGACGAGCATAAGCGAATTGAAATCTAGGATACTTAAGATTTACATTTGATGGACCGGTCTTAATCTCACCTTTGTGATCAAAAGTTCCTGTAGTCATGCCAAGAAAATCTGACATAACATTGTGACTTTGATGAAGATTGATAATATAAGAATACTCTAATACTGCCTCTTCATAAGCAGAATAAACATTTGCTGGTGTTAGCTCAATATCAACAACATCACCGCCGAGTTTTTTATAAACATAAGCAACCTGCAAAGCGGCACCACTAAGAAAATCAGCAGAACCAGTATAGATACCAAATGGAACAGCAGCCGCAACTGCATCAGCGGATCCTGTTGATGTTAGGATTACAGTGCTGGTTTCAGAGATTGGATTTATTTGTCTAGTTGGCATAGATATAGTTCCTTCTCAGTAATTAGTATTCAAAAAATAAAACCCCCTACGCAAGGTAGGGGGCTTGACGAATGAAAGAACATTATTTAGAAGATTTTACTTTTCAGTTGTTTTTCGTTTGCGTGTTGTTGTTGTCTTACGACGCTTAGGCTTTGGTGCCTCCACGACTGCTGGCTCTTCAGCCTTCTCAACAACAGGAGCAGCAACTTCAACTGCAACCTCTGCAACCTCTACAGGTGCCACCTTAGCGGCGGCGGCACGAAGCTTAAGGGCTTTACGCTTACGAATATTCATAATGAACTCTCCTTTACAATAAATAGTGTAATAATAATAAAAAACCCCCGGCTTTTACACCGGGGGTTATTTGTCCATTATCTAGTAACTAGAATCAGGAACCAGTCTCACCAATGAGACCGCGCACAACGACAAGTCCATACATGTCTGGACGCACCATCTTCTTGGCATAGCGAGTCATAACGCCCTTACGTGGGACGAAATCTTCAGGTCCAAAGATGGTTGGTGTTGTCTGGAGTGGGACGTATGGAGCATACACATAACCGCTCTCAAGGAAGCTGTTACCACGACGACCAACGAGGATCACGTTACGGAGGAAGTATGGGTCAACGATGACATCAAACTTCTTGCTGAGGGAACCGACATTGACGGCACCAATGGAGCCAGTCTCGTCGTCAGCAGTAACGCTAGCACGGAAGCCAGCAGTAAACTCAAGCACGTTGGCAACTTCTGGTCCACAGACGATGAAGTTAGCGCCACCGCGAAGAGTCTTACGGTGAATCTGGGCGGAAACATCGTTGATGGTCTCAACGAGTGTCTCGTACCACTCGGACACTGTACCAGTGAAGTCTGGAGCAGCAGCAGAAGCACCAACCTCGGCACCAGTCTCACGGTTCACGAAGAGACCTGGGGAGCGGGACCAGTAGTATGTACCGGCTGTAGCACCGTTCACGAGGTCAGCAAGGATCTCGCGGTCAATCTCAAGAGCAATCTGCTCGGAGAGAATGCTGGTAAGCTCTGTCTCTGCGTCAAGGTTGTGGTAGGCGTTGAGGTCCTGACCCAACTCTGGTGTCCACTTAGCCTTGAGCTTCTTGGTCTGAGCGGTAACAGCGATGCTGTCCACCTTGATGTCGATCTCTGGGATATCAGCGTTACCCTCAAGACCCCAAGTAGCAGCACCAACAACGGAACCAACAGCATTGCTGGTGGTGATGTTGTCTTTCTGTGGGAAAGAAGCTGTAAGTCCAGTTGCCTCAGCAAGCGCGCCTGGATCGATGTTACCAGTACCACTACCAGAAGGAGCAATCGCGAAGAAAAGAAGCTCATCTGCAGAAACAAGACCAGTAGCAACATCAGCAGCAGAAGCACGACGTGTTAAACGACGAACCAAAGCACCAGCGGAAGTAACAGCAGAACCAATACCAGTCTGAGCCTGAAGGCTGTTGTCGTTAAGGACAATACCGGATGTATTCTCAAAATCAATCTGATTTCCGGTATAGCCTGCATTAGCAACTGCGAACACTGCAAGAGCATAAGAAGTGCCAGAACCACTTAAGGCCAAGATGTCTGCATCGAACTGAAGAAGTTTCTTCTGTGCTTCGGTAGCAGTCTCAAGGTCAATCGACTGAAGATCGTAGTTAGCAGGGACCACCAAAAGGGAGCCAGTTGGGGATGCGTAAGCATAACCACGGGCACCAACGGTGCGAGGACCACCAAAATCAACCTTGTTAGCAGTAATGAGGTCAACACCACCAGTGATCTGGGAACCAACCTGATCTGTACCATAAATGGACTTATCAGCAATGTTACCAAGACGAGCAGTCTGGGAGTTGGAATCTCCAAGATTTGGTGAGAACACGAAATCAAGGAAGAAGATGAGTCCACTTGGGAGACTCATTGGCTGAACGCTAACGAGATCGTTAGCAATCAAGCCTGCAAAAACGCGACGAACGATTGG